TTTAAATCAAGCTAGAGGTTATAACGGTGGTGCGGGAACTCAAACTGCTGCTTTAGCTATGGGAGGAAGAAATCCTCCTGCCGGCTGGGCTCTAACTAATACTGAAGAATATAATGGTTCTGCTTGGACGGCTACAACAGCATCACCTACTGCTTTAAACCAAGTAACAACTACTGGAACACAAACAGCAGCTTTATTATGGGGAGGTGTAGCTTCTCCAGGGGGATCTTTAGCAACCACTACTTTTGAGTTGAATTCTGAAAGTTGGACAGCTGGAGGAGCACTACCTTCAGGTGTAAAAGGTGCCGGAGCTTTTGGAATTCAAACTGCAGCCATGTCTGCAGGTAATGAAAATGGACAAACTTGGTATTATGATGGATCGAGTTGGAGCAATCAATCAGCTACTATACCATATTCTGGATCTGATTATCATAATTATGGTGGTACTATGGGAACACAAACCGCAGGCGTTATTGCTGGAGGAGGACCTGGTGCTTCTACTACAAGTGCAGTATGGGATGGAAGTGCTTGGGCAGCAAATCCTGCATTAGGTACTGCAAGATATCTTGGTCCTATGGGACCAATAGGAACCTCAACAGCAGGACTTATAGGCGGAGGTGATACACCTCCACAAACGTCAGCCTCAGAAGAATTTAATAATTCAGCATTAGTATATACAGCTGGAGCATGGTCAGCTGGAACCGCTTTACCTGGTGTTAGATGGAATACGAGTGGTACAGGAATTGAAACAGCGGCTTTATGTTTTGGTGGATCAACGGGTCCCGCAACACCTACTTTTTTAAATACAACTTTTGAAGGAGATGGTAGTTCTTGGACAGCCGGAGGCGCCACACCAATAAATTCTATTAATATGTTTGGTGCCGGTATTCAAACAGCCTCAATTGGTGGTGGCGGATTAGCTTCACCAGGATCAAATTCAGATGCAGCATTTACATATAATGGTACTTCATGGACCGGTATAACAGCAACCCCTTTTGCAACAAAAGGAGCAGGAGCTGCTGGTACAAGTACCGCAGCATTAATAATTGGAAGTGATATATCTCCTTCCAATAACCAAGATTCTTATTCTTGGAATGGGTCTTCATGGTCAGAAGAAGGCGGAATGAATGATACTTTTCAAAATGGCGCTTCAGGTGGTCCAACAGAAAACACAGCTTTTATAGCTGGAGCAGAGTATTCTCCATCACCATCTACAAGATTTGAAACATATAATGGTACAGCATGGGCTAGTGGTCCGAGTATGGGAACAGCACAATATAACAACAGAGGAATTGGATCTTCAGCAGAATGTTTATCTATTGGAGGATATAATCAAATTACAACAGTACAGAGATTTGACGGTTCTGCTTGGGCAACAAGTCCAAGTCTAGCGGCAGGAAGAAAACAATTTGCATCATCTAATTTTAGTGCCTCTGGTATAACAAATGGATGGGTAGGATCTGGAGCAGATTTCCCATCTGGAGCTACAGAAGTATTTACAGATGGATCAACAGCTGCAAACGTTAAAACACTTACACAAAGTTAAAAATTATGATATACAAACTTAAAAAGGAGGAAACACTATGGCACACTTTATATATGGAGTAGCTACTAACACTGGAAAAGGATTCTTTACTGCAGAAGACAGAAGAGCATTCTTTCTTAGAGGTTATCCTGCAAACGTCTGGATGGTTGGAAACAACGTCAATGGCGCGATGTGGTTAGCTGAAAAGAACGGTGTTGAAAAGACTAAGTCAGAAGCACAAGCTTTGATTGACGCTGAAGTACAAGCGGCACAATCTGCTTGGGACGCTCAAACTGACGAACAAAAAGCTGATCCAAGTAATAATAGACCCGGCGATGTAACTCTTCCATAAGGAATTTTTAAATGGCAACATACGACGAAATATACGGAAAACGTGTAGATGTACTGTCATCTGACCCTACGTTGACTGCAGCGAATGAGGGACAGGTGTGGTATAACTCTGCTACAGGTACGCTTAGAAGCGTTGTAAGTTTTGGAGCATGGAGAGCTGGATCAACAAGATCTAATGTTACTACTGGTGCAACTTCAGGTATTCAAACTGCAGGTCTGGTTGCGCATGGTTATGACTATGGTCCTCCAGATCAATCTACTACTTTATCAGAAGAATTTAATGGGTATGCATGGACATCGACTCCGAACTGTAATACTTCGAGATATCAAACAAATCAAACGGGAACTTTAACAACTACTTTATCCGTGTTTGGTGCATTAGGTCCACCGCCTTATTCTGCATGCGCTAAAGCTGAATCTTTTAATGGTTCAACTTGGTCAAATGAATCAGATGCTCCAGCAAATAGAGCAGGAGGTGTTCCTATGGTCGGATCTGAAACTGCTTTTTTAGCTACAGGGGGAAATGATAACGTATCGGGTGAATCGATTGATACAACTTTTAAATGGGATGGATCTTCTTGGACTACAGGAACAGTTTTTCCCACTCCTACCTATGGTATGGGGGCTGCTGGAATTACCACTGCTGCTATTTTTTATGGTGGAGCAACTAATGCTCCTGGTTCAGCTGTAGTATCTACTACGGCTGTATATGATGGTTCTTCATGGACCACTGGAGGAGCTCTTCCTACAGCAACTAGAGGTTGGGGTGGAAAATCAGGAACTAGCACAGCTGCTTTAGCAGCGACAGGCTCTCCTGGACCAGGATCTCCTAATCCATTTTCCAATACAACTATGACTTATGATGGAAGTACGTGGACAGTAATACCAGCTACAACTGTTGTTGCATATGGTGGAGTAGGTGCTAATCAATCTGGTGGTAGTAGTACTTCAGCTTTTATAGCTGCAGCAGGCGGACCTAGTCATGCAACAAAAACAGAAGAATACGATTTTGGGGTTAATACAATAACTAATGCGGCATGGGCTAGTGGTGGAGCCTATCCAATCAATGTTCTAGACTTTTCAGGAGCCGGAACTACAACTGCTTCAATTGCTTTTGGTGGGAGAAATTATCCTGGACCAAATGGTCCAACAGCTGTTTCAGCTACTTATGATGGTTCTTCGTGGACGGCTGGTCCTAGTTTAACCTCTGCAAGACAGCTTGCAGCATCAGCAAAAAATGGAACTACAACTGCAGCTTTATGTACTGGAGGTTATACAACTACTGTTGTTAATCTCTGTGAAGAATTTAATGGATCTTCTTGGGCAGAAGGACCTAATTACACAAACGTTGCACAGTTTGGTGATCAAGGAGTTGGAACTCAAACCGCAGCTTTAATAGCAGGTGGGTATGGTGGACCCCCAGGATCTCTTTATCTGGATGGCACTTCTACTTATGATGGAAGTACCTGGACAGCTTTATCATCACCTTCTAATTTACAAGATTCACGTTTCGGTTCAACAGCAACTGGAACATCTACAGCAGCGTTAATGATGGCGGGAACTGGTGGGGCAGGAAAAATAGAAAGCTGGAATGGATCAGCATGGTCCGAACAAGCAGAGGCAAATACTGCAAGAACCCAAGCAGGTTCATCAGGAACAAGTACAGATGCATTATATTTTGGTGGAGAAGACAGTCCTACGGCAACTGCTGTAACAGAACATTGGAATGGAACTTCATGGGCAGCAAGACCAAATATGGGGACTGCTTCAAGACAGCTTGCATCTAGTGGTGCTAGTAGTACTTCAGCTTTAGCTATTGGAGGATCAGCATCACCAGGAAATCTTACGGAAGAATACACAGGAGAAGTATCGGCTGTTGCAGCTAAAACATTGACAACTAGTTAAAAATAGTTATATTAGAAAGATATATGAAAGGAGTAATATGACAGAAAAACGTAACATACATGAATTAATTGTAAGAGAAGCACCGAGTCTTAATAATTTATTAGATGCTGAAGATGTTTCTAAATTTAAAGAACTAACAGGTGAACTTCGTGATACATGGACAAAGAAACAAGTCTTTAGAACAGAGACAGAAATGAGGATGTCTGTTTTACAAGATGCAAAGTACCCTACTAAAGCTTCTAAATACTGGCAATGTGTCAGGGAACAAAATGTATTCCTAGAAAACTTAATGACTTTATCTTTTGATGCCAGACGTAATGAAGTCAAACTTAAAAGATTAAAACAAAAATTAGAAAAAGAAGAAGACCCAATCAAACGAGAGCTTCTTCAAATTGATGTTGATGAAAAAACATACAGTGTTGCTAACATGCAATTAGTGGCTAGAGATAGAATGAGAGAAATTAAACTTTGGTCTACCTTAAAAAAAGAATTTGATGATGGTACCTTTGACACAAAAGATGTGAATAGACACCAACTAGAATCTTATCATCAAATCATGAAAAATAAAGCAGAAACATTAACGTCAGGTTCATCACAACCTGAAGTGTTTAATGTGTTAGGTCAATTAAAAACTATAGAAAGAGTTAAAAAATCAGGTGAAATGATTTATAACAAGAAAGAACAGTTGTCTCATGATCTCGGAGCCAAAGACAAGTAAAAAACTTTTCTTTTTAGTTGCACAGCCTAGGTCCGGTAATACTTTATTTGCAAGTATTATGAATCAAAATCCAGAGGTGGTTGTAACGGCCAACTCTATTACTTTAGAGATTATGAAGAATCTCTTTCTCCTTAAACACACCGATGTCTTTCAAAACTACCCAGATCATAAATCTTTGGATAATGTTTTAGATAGTGTCTACGATACTTTTTATAAAGACTGGCCTCAACGAATAATCATTGATCGTGGACCTGTAATGACGCCCGGTAATTTTGGATTAATTAAAAAACATTTCAAAAGGCCTTTTAAATGCATTGTATTACTGAGAGATTTAATGGATGTACTCGCTTCTTATATGAAATGGTACACAGAAAATCCTGATGCTTTTGTTAATAAGCATGGTTTAAAAAATGATGAAGAAAAATTATTGAAAATTATGAATAAAGATGGGGCTGTTGCGAAAGAGCTTGAGGCAATTAAAAATGCGTATAACTATCCCGACATATGTCACTTTATTAAATATAATGACCTTACGACAAACCCTGAAGAAGAGATACGTAAAGTGTATAAATTTTTAGAGGAGCCTTATTTTAACCATAGATTTATTGATCTAGATCAAATTAATATTAATGGTTTAAGTTATGATGATAATATGGTAGGAAGAGGTATGCATACAGTGAAGAAAGAAAAAATAGAAAAAACATATAACCCTTATATAGACAAGATACCTCAAAGTATTAGAGAAAAATATGGACACATTAAATTTTAATATTGTATTTTTAGGACAATCGGTTTTAAAATATCAGGTGCCTTTAGATATTTATAACCAACTTAATACAATTTATGAACAAAAGAGACCTACATTACCTAAAGCTAACCTACAGTTAGTTGGTAAAATTAATAATGAACATTCTTTGTATTTTAATGGTCATCCTAATAATAAAATGAATCCACACAGCGAACTACCCCATCAAATTTTACTATGGTTTGATAAAATTATGGATCATTATTTAACTTGGAATAAGATTAAAGAATATAAAAAACATTTAAATTCAGTGTGGGTTAATGAAATGAGGGAACATGAATATAATCCAGTGCACGTGCACCAGGGATCATTGTACACAGGACTCTCTTCGGTAATGATTTTAAAATTACCAGAGTCTTATGGCGTAGAATATTCAGCTTCAGATAAACCACAAAATGGAAAACTGCAGATACTAGGTTCAGCGTCTGGTTATTTTTCAAACGTAGATTATCAACCAGATATTAAGGAAAGAGATTTTTATATTTTTCCATATGATATGAGACACTGTGTCTACCCTTTTAATGGACCAGGAGTTAGAAGAACACTAGCATGTAATATGGATGTAGAGTATGACCCAATTAAAAACAGAGGAGTGGCAGAATAATGTACGAAAACATACACATATCAGAACCTAAATGGAAGAGTTGGATTGTACAAACTACAACACCATTATTTACCCCTGATCAATGTAGAGAAATTATTGCATCCGGCAGAGCACAGAAACCACAGACTGCACAAGTTGGTATGAATAAGCCTGGGGGTGGAACGGATACGAAAAAAAGAGTGACTACAATTAGTTGGATTCCATTTAAACAAATGGGACATATGTATTATGATTTAAATACTTTTATACAAAAATGTAATGAGAATCATTTTGGTTTTGGGGACATTAGAGTTACAGAACAAGCACAGTTTACAGAATATCCTGAAGGAGGATTCTATGATTGGCATATGGATTGTGATGTGAACATGCAACATGAACCACCTGTTAGAAAAATATCAATGACTCTTTTATTAAATGATCCTAAAGAGTTTGAGGGTGGGGAATTAGAAGTAATGGCACCAGGAAAATATACAGATATGAAACAAGGCCATGCAATTATTTTTGCATCGTTTTTAAATCATAGAGTTAACCCCGTTAAACGAGGGGTTAGACAATCTCTTGTTGTTTGGTTCGGAGGTAAACCTTTCAGATGATCAAAGAAGGATTTTTTCCAACACTTATATATGCACAAGATTTAAAATTAGATACTAACGAGATGGCTAAAAACATTATTCAATGGTCTAACGAAGATAAAGGCGTTCAAAAAACAAATGTAAAAGGATGGCACAGTACAACTGAAATGCACAAGAAACCTGAATATAAACCTTTAGTAGATGAATTATTTAAAATGGTACATCAAGTATTTGCAGAAGAATGGTTGGATAAACAACCTGTACTCGGGAATATGTGGGCAAACATTAACGGTCCCGGAGGATACAATAGACCTCATGTACATCCAAATAGTTTATTTAGTGGGGTATATTATGTAAAGACTCCACCTAATTGTGGAAAGTTAATATGTAATGATCCTAGACCCGGTATTCAAACCTGTATGCCCAATAGAAAAAAAGGACAACCCCCTAAACATTTATGGAGAGAGGTACATTTACAGCCCCAAGAGAATAGAGCTATGATGTTTAACTCTTGGTTATGGCACCAAGTTGAACCTAATGAATCTAATGAACCAAGAATATCAGTAAGTTTTAATTTTGTACAAGATGGCTTTCAATAAATATCAAGTAATTAAAGGTGCGCTATCCTATGAGTTAGCTAATTTTATCTTTAACTATTTTCTTTTAAAAAGAGACGCAGTTAAATGGATGTATGATCATAATGTTACATGGGATAATGGGCTACTAGGTAGCTGGAACGATCAACAAATACCTAATACTTATTCTCATTATGGTGACCATGTAATGGAAACTTTACTGGTTAAAATGTTACCAGTAATGGCAAAAGAAACGGGTTTAAATTTAATCCCTACATATTCTTATGCAAGAATATATAAAAAAGGAGATATTTTAAGAAGACATAAAGATCGACCGAGCTGTGAGATATCAACTACACTTAATTTAGGAGGGGATCCCTGGCCTCTTTTTATAGATGGTACAGGAGCTGACTCAGTCATAGATGAATATAAATCAATCATTAAACCTAACTCTCCAGAAGGCACAAAAGTCCTACTTGATGTTGGCGATATGCTAGTATATAATGGATGTGAATTAGAGCATTGGAGAGAACCGTTTGAAGGTAATACTTGCGCACAAGTGTTTCTTCATTATAACCATGTAAATGGTCCTTTTGCTGAAAAGAATAGGTTCGACAAAAGGCCGATGTTAGGTGTTCCACCAATAAGGAGCACATAATATGATGGAGTTATATGCTACAAAAGTTAGGTTTTTTACCTGGATTCAACAAACAAGTCACACAGACCGGGGCCGAGGGACAATGGTATGGAGGTGACAATGTTCGTTTTAGATATGGTACCCCAGAAAAAATAGGTGGTTGGATTCAACTAGGTGATGATAAATTAACTGGTGCAGCCAGAGCTCTTCATCATTGGGACGATAACGCTGGTATTAAATACGCAGCTATAGGAACTAATAGAATTTTATATGTTTATTCAGGTGGAGTTTTTTATGACATCCATCCTCTTAGAACTACTTTAACAGGTGCTAAGTTTTCAAGTACTTCTTCACAGAAAGCAGTCACGGTAACATGTACTGGATCTCATGGTCTAGGTGAAAATGATATTGTTAAGTTTGACAATGTAAGTGGGGTCACTGCCGTAGGGTCTACTTATACCGACGCTAGTTTTGAAGACATAAAATTTATGGTAACATCTGTTCCTACAACAGATACTTTTACAATCACAATGGATACGACGGAATCAGGAACACCTCTATCGTTAAGTGGGGATGCTTCTGTATTATGTTATTATACCGTAGGACCTGCACAACAGCTAGGTGGTTATGGTTGGGGTACAGCGTTGTGGGGTGGTACAGCTTTAGGGCCAGCAACTACAACACTAGCTTCTACTATTAATGATACTGTAACTGATATTCCTTTAACTAACTCTGCAGCGTTTCCATCTACAGGTGAGATTAGAATTGGGTCAGAGGACATAAGTTTTACGGCCAATAATACAACAACTAATATTTTAAGTGGCGGAGCTAGAGAAGTTAATGGCACAACTAAAGCCGGCCACAGTTCAGGAGATACTGTAACCAATATATCTGAATATGTTGCGTGGGGTGAAGCATCTTCTGCTGACTTTACACTTGACCCTGGTTTATGGGTATTAGATAACTACGGAACAAAATTAATTGCACTAATATATAATGGGGCATGTTTTGAATGGGATGCAGCAGCTGCTGCTGCGGTCAACAATCGAGCTACGTTATTAGCAAATGCACCAACTGCATCACGTCATGTATTAGTATCTACTCCAGATAGACACTTAGTGTTCTTTGGAACAGAAACAACTATTGGTACAACATCAACTCAAGATGATATGTATATTAGATTCTCTTCTCAAGAGAGTATTAATGCAACAGATTCATATACAGTTAAAGCAAACAACACCGCGGGTACACAAAGACTTGCAGATGGTTCTAAAATTATGGGGGCTATCAAAGGTAGGGATGCAATCTATGTATGGACAGATACTGCATTGTTCCTAATGAAATTCGTTGGTCAACCCTTTACCTTCTCATTTGAACAGGTGGGAACTAACTGTGGATTGTTTGGTAAAAATGCTTGTATGGAGGTTGATGGTACAGCTTACTGGATGTCTGAAAATGGATTCTTTGCATATGATGGTCAATTAAAATCACTACCTTGTTTAGTAGAAGACCATGTGTATAGCGATTTAAACTCAACTTCTAGAGACTTAGTTAATGCAGGATTAAATAATTTGTTTGGAGAAATCCAATGGTTTTATTGTACAGCCGCTTCGGATGCAGTCGATAGAGTAGTTACTTATAACTATTTAGATTCAACACTTAAAAGACCTATATGGACAACAGGTACTTTACCTAGAACAGCATGGACCGATTCTTCTGTTTTTAATAAACCGCATTCCACATACTATAATCCAAGCGATAATGCATCCTATGATGTTACTGGCAATACGGATGGAAGTACGGTATACTATAAACAGGAAACAGGGACCGATCAAGTTAATGCGGGTGGAACAGTAACTGCTGTAATTGGTACCATAACCTCAGGTGATTTTGATATTACTCAGAAAAAAAGTACGACAGGAAGTGCTGTAGGAATGCCGGATCTCAGAGGAGACGGAGAATTTATAATGAGAATAAGTAGGTTTATACCAGACTTTATTTCACAAACAGGTAATACTAAAATTAGTTTTACAACTAGAGACTATCCACATAGTGCAGGAACTACTACCGACTACAGTGTGAGTAAAACTACAACTAAAACAGATACAAGATTAAGAGCAAGATCAATTGCTATGACTGTAGCAAATACAGCAACGTCTGAAGACTGGAAGTTAGGTACTTTTAGATTAGACATACACCCAGGAGGAAGAAGATAATGGCATTTTATACAGGTGTTGATAAAGAAAGATATGATGCAGGCAATAAATTTTTGCCTATGGATCAATTTCTTTTAGACTACCAAACACCTACTACGAACACAGAAGAAGAAGTAACAACATCATATGGAATACCTGCTGCAGCTAAATCTTACAAAGGTTATCCTAGTTATGCAGACTGGTTAGCGGCACAGGGTGGCACAGGCGGCGACGGCGGAGATGAAGAAGATGGGCCGAGCTATGGAAGGAGCTATGGAACAACAGGATCATGGAGTCCTGGAGGTACATATAAAAATCCTAACAGTATGTTTTCTCAGTTACAGAACATTCCAACCCCATTCAATTTAGCTATGAAAGGGATAACATGGGGACTGGATAAATTTGGCGCGTGGAACGAGGCGAGAAAAGAAAAGAAAGAACAAGAGCTAAAAGAAGAAATAAAGTCACATAATATACAAGCTGCAATTTCTACACGTGAAGATAAATCGGGAGCGACAGGAACTAGAGCTGGTGGTTTTACTAATCCTGGTAAAGGAAGTTATGGACCGCATAAAAAAGACGGTGGAAGAATTGGTTATCAAGAGGCCGGTCCTGTTATAGATGAAGAAACAATGAGTATGATCATAGATATGAGTAACAGAGGAATAGACCTATCAACTATATCTACTGTTACTGAGACCCCTGTTGAAACCATTACTTCAATTTTATCATCCCTAACACAACAAGCTGATGGTGGAAGAATTGGATTATATGGAGGTGGTTCACCTGAAGATTCATATTTAAATTTTATAGCCAGACGTAAAAACCAAGGATCAAAGTATGACCCGAGCAGAGGAGAATATGAAAGTTATATAAATCGTCCAATTCCTATGGGTCAGGCAATGCCAGAAGGGGGACTTGATGAAATACGAAGACAGCGAGCAGAACAAGGACCTGCTTTATTTGCAGTTCCCGCAGCTGATGGTGGAAGAGTCTATTTAAATTTAGGAGGAATAGCAAGTATTTTATAATGGCAAAGATCGTACAATCATTAACAAGAGCTGAAGAAGAATATAGCAGATCTAATCTACAATCATTGGTCAGGGACCTTGATGGTGTGATAACAAAATTAAACTCTTCATTTCAAGATGAAGTTAAACAAGAGATAGAAGCTAAGAGTTTCTTTCTAGATTCATAATGGCAGTAGTAAACGAATATAAATTTCATGGTAAAACAGTAACAGCAGCTGAAAGTAATAATCTTTTAGAGCCAGGAGAGAATGAAACTATCATTGTTAAATCTCTACATGTTACTAATAAATCAGGATCTAATCAACCTACTATAACTATTACTAATAATGCTTTTGAAGTAATACATACTCAGACATTAGCCACCTCTGCTAGTGTAGAAATACTAACAAATCCAATGGTAGTAGAAGGTGGTAAGGTATTAGCTGCTACTACAGCAGGAACTGTAAGTGATGGGGTAGTTATTACCATCAGTTACTTGAATATTAAGAAGGAGAAAACCGACTAATGGAAATTAAAAATGCAGAAGTAGAAACAACTTATAGACATAAGGAAACTGGTGAGGTTTTTAAGGAAAGAAAAGACTGGGAAACTAAGGGTTATAAGAATGAGGACATGGCACAAGATGTAAAAGTAATAATGCCACCTCTTGATTTACTCAGTAAAACAAAGTAAAACATAGGATTAAGGTAAAATTATGGCAATTTCAAGAATGCAACAACCCAGACAAATGTACGGATTAGGAAGCTTAGTTAAGAAAGCTGTCCGTGGTGTTAAGAAAATTGTTAAAAGCCCACTAGGTAAGGCTGCTTTAATAGGTGGCTTAGGTATGTATGGTATGGGAATGGGTCCTTTTGCAAAAATGGGGGGATCGGGTTTTCTTAAAGGTATAATGGCTGGTAAAGGTGGACTAGGCCCTTGGACTATGAAAGGAGTTACTCCAGGTAAAGGTGGCTTTCTTGGTAATATGTTAGGTGGCGCTAAAAAAATGTGGAGCGGTATGGGTCCCGGTCAAAAAATATTTACAGGTCTAGGTGCAGCAGCAATGGCAGCACCGTTCTTAATGAAAGGTGAGGAAGAAGAAGATGTTGTTGAAGAAGCATGGGATCAAGTTCCTTCAAGTGTGGCCAACATAAGAAACCAAGCAAAAGATTATTACAGAAACCCGGCATCAAGCACTTTAGCTTTCATGCCTAATAAACAATTCGTAGATTCAAACTGGTATGCAGCTGATGGGGGAAGAGCAGGATTATTAAATGGCGGAGAAGCAGGCCAAGAACAAATAGAACAAATGCTTATGGCAGAGTATGTTAAGTATAAAAATCAAGGCGGCACATTATCTTTTGAAGAATTCGTACAAGCAGTAATGCAAGCACAAGAACAGCAACCAGAAGGTGCTGGTATGGAGCAACCACAAGAAGTAGCTATGGCTGCTAATGGCGGAAGAATAGGTTATAGATGGGGCGGTCTAGGAAACCTTATGTCTACAATAAAAACAGGCGCACAACGGGTTGGTGGTAAAATCAAATCTTTATTTGATGATGCTGATATAAGTATACAAATTAGAGACCAGGATGTTATGACCGATTGGGGCCCACAGGCACAAGCTGTTGGACAAGATGTTTTTGTAACAGTTAAATCAGGAAAATCTAAAAAAGTTTTAGAAGACTTAATTACAGAAGGTTACGACATCAGTAAGGCTTCAGACGATAGTTACTTAATTAATGCTCTTGATGAAGGAGCATTAGATATAATAGCTCAAAAATTAAGATTAGGTGGTGGAGACATTAAAGATTTTATGAAAAATTATGATAGCTATTAT